GAGTTTGAAGATCAAATACTCGGAATTCATGCAGCAATGGACGTCGAAGCTGGAATAGCTATTTCTATCTTGGTAACGAGAGAAATGATAGACATTCTGTGCTCTAAATATGCTAAACCAATCGTCGATGAATGGGATGAAGGAAAACACGACGATTATTGTGAAGAACTTTTAGTCAAGCCGCAAGGCTTTGAAGGCAATTTTTCCTTTGAAGGAAAATATAATATTAATGTTAATCAGCCTTCTAAAACCAAAATTAGAAAATCTAAAATTTTTGGTGTGTTTCCTCCCACTACTGAACCAGCCGTCTTACAACCGAATGATAAGCGACTAGACCCAGAGGAGCGTGGAAAAGATCTCCTGCAGAAAGAACTGCAAAAATATGCGGATATACAGTTACCGCTTCCACGAAAAGAACTGAATATCGCTTGTGACGCTGTCGAACAAGAACTCATGAATATGAAGTTTGATCACCAGCCTCGTGTGCTTACAGTAGACGAAGCTATTAATGGAATACCATATATACCTCATTGTGATCGAATGGAAATGGGAACGTCGCCTGGCTTTCCATATATAAAAGAAAGAAAGGCGGACGAAAAAGGGAAAAGATTCCTGTTCGACAACACTGGTACTGACCAGGATCCTCATTATGTCATAAAAAGCGATACCTTGGCCTATAATCTGAATCGACGACGAGAGAAAGCCGCAGAAGGGAAATTGGTGTTTTCCTTGTGGCATAATTGTTTGAAGGATGAGAGAAGGAAGAAAGAACGAATTAAGCAAGGGAAGACCAGAGCGTTTTGTGCTGCTCCACTAGATTATCAAATCTTAGTGCGCATGTATTTTCTTATGTTTTGCGCTGCATTCATAAGTAATCATGTTGATATATTTTCATCATGTGGCATAAACGTGGATGGTCCTGCTTGGACTCGCCTTTACCGAAAACTCCGTAGGAAAGGAAAGCACGGATGGGACGAAGATTTTAAGAACTATGATGGCTCTGAAAAGGCTTTGGCGATGTGGATGACGTGTGAAATCATTAACCGTTGGTACAACGATGGTGAAGAGAACGCACAAATTCGCAGAGTCCTCATAGAAGAAATGATTCATACAAGATCGTTCATTGGGAATTTCGTCTTTCAAAAACATGGCGGCATGCCATCCGGAAGTGCTCTAACGACAATATTTAATACCATTGTACATGCGATTTACACTCGCTGTGCTTATTTGATCGTTATGAAGCGATATGGCCGCCCAGACCTAGCGAACATGAAAACCTTTAATGATCGGGTAGCTGACAGTTCTCTTGGAGATGATGGAGTCGTTGCGGCAGATGATGATCTATTGCAGTACTTCAACAGAGTAACATGCGCGAAAGTGTATGCGGAATGGGGAATTACTTGTACGGATGCTCGGAAGCTCGACGTTCTGTCTCGATATGAGACTGTGGAAGACCTGACATTTCTGAAACGCGGATGGTTGCCCCACCCGAGGTTTCCAGATAGGATGCTTGCACCGATAAATGTCAATTCGATATACGAACTTTGCAATTGGGTGACTAATACGCTAGATCCTGAAGAACAATTGAGCATGAATATTGAGGATGCTCTAAAATTTGCGTACCACTACGGACAAGATTTCTTTGATAAGTTTCGCAAAACCGTTCACGCCGCTCTCCAGAAAGTAGGATGCGATCAGCATATGAATACATGGAAGGAGTACGACGATGATTGGTGTAGGGAGTGGGTAGGTGAGTGTAAGAATTTAATGTAACTAGTTTTCGTATTATTATCGTTTTTGTCTATGTTTATTTGTTTCTATATTTGTCTATAATAAGTCAACCTCAAAAGGTAGTGTTGACCTCTATATTTTCCAGGTAACCAATTTTATGGCTCTATCTGTTGATTTCCGTTCATACTGTAAGATGTCTTGTTTTAACAAACCAATGGTGCAGCTGAGTGCTGGTGGCATTTGTAAGTCCACTCCCCGGATGGGGACCCACTTTTAAATATGTGTTTTGTTTGTTAAT